TCATACTGATTCAACAGTTCATCTTCTTCCTCTTCTTCAAAATCATCTTCGTCAGATTCTCCAAGATAATTTCCAACTGCTAGTTTTATAGCACCATCAAATTTGAATGCTTCTCTCAACTCTTCTGGTGTATGATGTTGTATTAATGCTTCAACCACATGATCCGCTGCTTCGCGAATATCGCCTGTGTCGTGCATAAATTGTCGTGTTTCTTTCCAAACTAGTGCGGCTAAGTCTAATGACACTATACGTTCTCCTCGTTAAATGTTTCTGTATCTTCAGTAAGAGCGGCAACTTCTATTACCTCTGCCTCTTCTGGAGTACTTAGCACTTCCTCAATTTTATTGAAGTCCAGCATTACTTTATCTAAACAACCATCTTCGTTGCGTTCCCAAGCCTTACGGAACTGTAGTATTTCTTGTTTATCGCTTGTTAAGAAACGCAATCTGTTTCCTTGCTTTGTTAGCAAGCCGGTTCCTTCTGCTAGATCAACTAGTCCACTATACGGATTCATTCCTGTTTCATAAGGTATCTTAACTTGCACACTTTCAAATGGTTTTGCATAACGTGTTTTCATAACCTTACAAGCGGCACGTATGCCTTTTACTTGTGTTATTTTGTTACCATCTTCATCTTCTTTTAGTTTGAGTTTTCTCATAGCAACAACAATACTTGATGCATATATAAAACCTTGTCCACCTGATATCTTGTCATCTGGATCAAACATATCCTGTGATGCATAAGTGTGGTTAGTACACACCATACCTACATTGTAGCTACCAAACATGTTAACTGTGTTTCTTACAAGTGCAGTTAGTGCTTTGGGCTTTCTACCCAAGTCACCTTTCATGTCACCAGCTTCAAACTGATTAACATCAGTAGGTGTTAGCATCATGCCTAAACTGTCAATTACAAACAATACCTTAGGACGTTCTCCGTCTGGTAATGCTTTGTAGTCTTTCATAAATGTGCTAACTGTTTTTGCTACATCATCGATCATACTCATTGCTAGTTTAAGCAGTTTGCTTTCACTGGTATCAACACCAAGTGCTTTTAACCATGCTTCGTCGAGTGCATTTTCAGTATCAACCAATACAACAAATATGCCTTGTTCTTGTGCATGTTTCACAATGTTACCTGCGGCAAAATAACTTTTACCTGCTCCAGATTCTCCAGCAAACACTGTAACTTTACCCAATGGTACACCTTTATTAAAGTCTCCACTGATCAAATAGTTTAGTGCATAGTTGCCTGTTGAAATCCAGTCTGTTGGGTCGTTAAAGCCAATTGACAGTCCGTCAATGCTTTTAGTAATGTCCTTGCGGAATTTGCTTACGTCAAATGGTTTTGCCACTATCTTCTCCTTATGTTGGTATGTTGTAAAGATCTTTAAACACTTTACTACTATCTAAATTTCTTCGTTGATCCATTACTTTTAACTGACTTAAACTATTGCTTAAATCTTTTTCAAACGGCTCGTTTATATAATTCAATATGTTCTTATAGCTTTCTTCTAATAAGTACCCAGGTTTCTGATTGATCTTATTCTGCAACTTTATTTTAACTAATTCTAACACACTTTTGGGTAAATGTCTAGCATTTAGGTAAACCGGAGATAATAGTGGTCCAGCAATAAAACTGTTATTATGAAATCCTTTATCCTGAAAATATTCCACAGTGTCAAAAAAGCTATTGTAGTTTAACAAAAAATATAACATATTGAAACTTACCTTATGATCTTGTTTTTTAACAATTTCTAAATTATCTAAGAAGTCCTGCCACTTTCCTCCATATCTTATATACTCAAACTCATCACCAGTTGTTTCAACACTAATAGTCCAATGAACGTTTTTAAACTGGCATATCTTTTCAAAAACCTGTGTGTCGGTCTTACTTAGATTTGTATTAATACGTAAGTTTACATCTGGATTAACATCTGCTAATAAGTCCAAAAATTCTTCGTTCTGTTTCATCTGCAATGGTTCGCCGCCAGCCATGTACACATGTTTTAATTGAGAAGCATTTGAAAAGATATAATCTTTGAATTCTTGCAGTTGAGTTTTGTTTGGAGTAGAGCTGAACTGTTTAAGTTCGCTTGCCCATTTGCTACTAAATTCACTACTACAATACACACAAGCAAAATTACACAAATTAGTCCATCGAACATCAACAGCTCGTAAACCATGATTCCCTTCTTGATAGTCTACAAAAGGTTCATTTTTAAGTTCTTTGATATAAAAGATTCGATCACTTATTATATCAAATCCTCGTTTTCCTTTTTCTAAATCATAGCAAGGTGCACAATTTGGTCCTGGTTTGTCATTTAGCATGCAACTCTGTGTATGTCGATTAACTTCTCCGTTTAGAATTTCATTGATGCTATTCTCTTTAAGATCACCTATTTTCCCACTACTACGAATACAATTTTTAACTTTTCCATCAAAATTATACATTAATCCCTTGAATGGCATTGGGCAAAAAACACCTGTAGTTAATGCACGTTTTGCGTCCATTATATTTCCACCGCGGTTAATTTGAAACTTACACTTAGTTCATCTGGAAACAGATTATTGTGTCTACATGCAACGTAAAAATCGCATACTGTTTTAACCCATAAATCAACGTCAGCAGCATTTTCTCCTGCTTTGTTATAAGGTTGAGTAGCCACTACTCCTGGTCTAATTAAACTTAATCGGCAACGAGATCCTTGTTCCTGAACTGTTTTAACTGCATCTTCTAATGCTCTTTTTTGTGTTCGATATTCAGCAATTTGTCGATCACTCATTCCAGGTATCTTAGGAATTTGGTAGTTGGCTGCCATAATAGTGCTTATCACCCAAATCATCTTGTTAGTATCATTATGCCATTGTTCAACGACATGTTGGAATAGTTCAGTTTGAGCATATCCTGCTTGTGCATTGTTTATCCACATATCGCATGGTGTTATGTGTTCTAGTATCTTTGGTATGTTTCTTATATTATGGCCCTCTCTTTGGCTCAACCCAACAATCTCATGTCCTCTAGATGAAAGGTACTGTGCAAAACTTTTGCCAATGCCATTGGTATGCCCTGTTATAGCAATTTTCATATGTAATCCTTAATTTTTATATTTCGTAAACGATCTTGTGTATTAATAAAACTATCCAGTTGATCTTGATTATTTTTGTTTATTGCAATTTTTGATGTTACTGAATTGTTTAATAATTTGTTTTTAGCATCTAGTGTAAATGTGTTAGTATATATAGGATTCAATGCGTTTGGTGTATTTAAAAATGCCCAACTGTGATTAAGACCTGTTAACCGAGCATAGTCTTCAATTTGATTAAAGTTTCCAACATTTAAACTATGCACAGTAGTCCATGCTTCAAGTGTTAAATTGGCATGCTGTTGCTTTAGTTTTGTATACGCATTAACAGTCTTAGTATAGTTACTCCAGGTAATTGGCCATCTTACATAATCATGTACATTTTCTACCCCGTCCAAACTTAATGTAATAATCAATTTTATTTTTCTGTCAAGAATTCTATTAATATTTGGTAATAGTCGACTGCCATTTGTATTCACCCTTATTATTTTGACATTTACAGGCAAGTCAGTTAACAATTGCTGGTATGCAGGACTAGCTGTTGGTTCCCCACCATTTAGATCAAGCTCTACTACTTGTTCCATCGGTAACTTATTAAATAGGCTGACATTATTAATTTTAATATAATCTTTTGTTTCTAGACTACCAATTTTAGTACTTAAATTAGCATTGCAACTTTGACATGCACTATTACAAATATTATCTAATACACCTCCTAAAATTAAATAATCAGTTTTAATTTTTGAAAGAATAGTATCTCGTTTTATACTATTTAATCTTATACTATGAGGATTACTGCTGTGTTCAGTGGTTTGGCACCTCTGGCACTCTGATGGCCATTGATTGTTATCCATCTGTTTTTTTATATCTGCTAACCAACTGCTTTTTTGCATACTTTCCCAATTGGTAAATTCTGGTGCTGCTGTCATATGACCACATTTCCCAATTGTTCCAGTATTGTTAAACCTTACAAAATGATCTAACCTAGGGCAATACATTGTTAGCAACCTCAATAAACTTTTGTATTAAAATATTATATGATCCACTTGGGTGTTTTTGTAAAGTACTTACAATATCTTTAAAGGTATAACTGCTTCCACACATATCTTCTAACATTTGGTCAATGAACAACCAAAGTTTTAAATCATCACTTAGTGATTGAGTTAACTTTTTTTCAAATTCAGTTGTTGCTGGTAGTATCCCAGCTCTACTAGTATTATTAGTAATTTTTCCAATATCAGAAAACTTTCTTAAATTAATTCGGCACTCTGGTGATATAAATCTACTTACATTAACCAACCATAAAAACTGAGGTAGATAATGTCTATTTAGAAAATTATACTTTGTAGCAAACCAAAAACAAGTATCAGGATCTAATCCGTTATAATCCCGTTGTAGATGTTGCAAATAAGTGTTTATTCCACTAATATATCTTGAGAGAGGATCTCTAATATATACATCAATTATTGGAAGTTGAGAAATTTCAGTGTTTTTATAAACTCTTAACTTCTCATTGCGTATATCCTTACGTAAACTACTGGTTCCGTTTTTTTGTATCAAATAAACATATTGGTTATATAGTGACAGTTCCACTACCTCACAATTATCTGGGTATAGTTCACTATCTAACATTGTTAGCATGTATATTCCTATGTTAAATGAGGGCAAGGAGAAAGGAAATAAACCTTGCCCTCCGTTGCCGTGTTAAGTTGCAGACTGTCTGCTACGAATCATAGCAAGTATGTCTTCTGCTTTTTGTGTCTGTGGTGCCGCTGCCGGAGTTGCAATTGGAGCAGTTGGTGTTGCTCCCATTTCCTCTGGAGTTGCCACTGGTGCTGGAGCAGTTTCTATTACTGGAGCACTCACTGCCACTGGTGCAGTTGTAACTGCTGCTGGTGAGCCTTCTGGCTTTTGCACACCTGCTGGACGGAAGTATGAACCCCAACGATCAATATCATATGCTTGTCCATCAACTGATGCTTCAAACATTTCTTTCATCACCTTGAGATCTTCTTCTGTAGGTTTCTTTGGTAAGAAATCGCCTAAGTTATAAAGACCCTGTGACTCAATTGAAGTTGCTTCTTCTGCTGTTAATGCAGTTTCTTTCCTTGCCCACTTAGATGTTGAGTAATCAGCATAACCACCTTTAGAAGTTTTGCTAATACGGAAGTCTAACCCTCTCTCGTAATCTGTTGGAAGTTCCTCTAACTCAGGATCCATCAATGCACTTTTGATAATTTGGAATATCTGTGGTCCAATAATAAAACGTCTAATTGCTTTATCTGATTTATCATCTGAGATTGGATTCTCTCTTACAAATCCTTGCATCACATAACTACGTTTCTTCCAGTACTTACGACCCATATCTTCTAAAGACTTATCTTTGAACCACGGACGTACTTCTGTTAGGATTGGACAAGTCTCTCCCCACATTTCAACACAAGGTACTTGCACTTGAACACTTTTACTGTCCATCTGCCCTTTGATACCGTTGAAAGGAAGTTTGATCATTGCACGTTCAATCCAAAAGAACGTGTTAGTTGTATCCATATCGGGAAGGAAACGTAGTACTGCACTATCGCCTTCGTTCATATTCCAATGTGGGTAAATTGCACCATCGCCGCCGGATGATTGATTGCCTTGCTTATTATCTGCCGCTGCAAGGCGAGCTCTTATTTCTGCTAATGAAGCCATTTTATATCTCCTATGTGCCTACGAGTAGCAACAACTACTCTTTCATTATATTTCGATGAGCAACT